ACCTCGCAGCAGTTCTTCTCGGATGCGCGGACGCTGTTGGAGACGATCCCTGACTCTATCGGTATGCTGTTGGTTGAGACGGAAATGCGGCAGATGATTGTGGAAGAGTCTCGCCGATTCGTCAGCGACGCTCTGCGGACCTTGGCGGCTGCGGAATCCTCTTTCTATGAAGGCGCTATTTCGGCCACGTTTGCGACCTCTTCAGATACCGACGCCGGCGTTTTTGCCGACGGTCTGGCGCCCGCCGGACCAGTGGGTTGAGAAGAACATCTACTTCAGCCGGCGCGAGGGGGCGGTGGCCGGATATTGGTCGCACGCGAGGTTTCCGCATTCGCGTGGCGTCTTGGAGGCGTTCGCCGACCCGGCGATTGACGAGATCGTGCTGACCTGGGGTACGCAGTTGGGCAAGACGACTCTCTTGGGCGCGCTCTTGTGCTGGATCGCCGAGATGGACCCGGCCAGCGCGATGATTGCATGCGCCAACCGGCAGATGGCACACGAGCACTACAAGACGAAGTTGGAGCCGATTCTGGAAGCGTGCGCGGCCGTGAAGAACCGGCTCTTGCCGAGACACCGGCGCAACCTGGAACTGGTCGATCTCGGCAGCATGTTCATCTACTACGCCTACTCGGGTTCGCCGGCAACGCTTTCTTCTCGCGGCATCCGCTGGTTGTTCATAAACGAGATCAACCTGTGGACGAGCGACAAGTCGGTTGAGGGCGATCCTCTGAAGATGGCCCGCGACCGCACAAAGGCATTCCGCCCACGTCACAAAATTTTCATCGAGGGCAAGCCGACCGTGCGGGGCGTCTGTCGTGTGAGTGCGGCTTATGAGGAGAGCGATCGGCGGAAGTACCATGTCCCCTGCCAACATTGCGGGGCGTATCAGGAACTCATCTTTGGCGGCACTAATTCCGTCGGCGGACTCAAATGGGAGAAGTCGCCTGACGGAACGTCGCTCAAACATGCGATGGAGACGACCCGTTATCAGTGTATGTACTGCGAAAAACTGATTGACGAACGGCACAAGCTGCGCATGTTGAGACATGGTGTCTGGGTTGCAGAGGGGCAGGAAGTTGTTGAAGGGAGAGCGGTCGGCGACGCTCGCAACGGTGGCCACATCGCGGGCTTTCACCTTTCGAGCTTATATTCGACGATGCTGACGTGGGGCAACTGCGTGGAAGAGTTTCTCAAGGCGCATCGTGGCGCGCCGCGAGACCTTCAGGCGTTCATCAACGGCTGGCTGGCGGAGCCGTGGGAGGTGGCCGGGCAGCGGGCGCTCTACGGCGAGGTGATGTCGCACAAGATGGATTACGAGCCTGGGTTCATTCCAGAGACGCCCGCCGGTGTGATTTGCACGGTGGACGTGCAGCAGAATGGACTGTGGTTTCTGGTGCGGGCTTGGTGCAACGGTGGGACGAGCTATCTGTTGCGATATGGTTTCGTCGATGGGTTCTCTGCGTTGGAGCGGGTTTTGCAGGACTCGTACCGCTGCGTGGACGGTCGGCATTATCAGGTGCAGGCGACCTTCGTGGACGCCGGCTACGGCGCGCGGGCGAGCGAAGTCTATCAATGGTGCCTGAAGACGGGGGCGGTGCCGATCAAGGGGGAACATCAATACCGGCAACAGGCTGTGCTGAGCGTCAGCAAAGTGCCGATGACGGGACAGCCGCTTTGGATGATCGACGCGGGCATCGCGCGGGACCAGTTTTACGAACGGCGGATGCGGATTTCAGAGGGTCTGCCGGGTTACTGGGGCCTACACCGCGACACGGGCATGGACTTCGGGCGGGCGATCTGCGCGTGGGAGCGGGTTGAGGAGTTGGACAAGTTCGGGCGCAAGCGGCTGCTGTGGAAGTCGAAAGACCCGGCGCACGAACACCTTGGCGACTTGGAAATCTATCAGGAGGCGATTTCATGGTTTTATCAGTTTGCGATGCGGACGTCGGCACCGGCGTCGCCGCGAGAGGAACGGGAGCCGCAAACGGCACAGCGGTTCGAGCGCAGCGACGGGCGGGATTGGGTGACGAGGCGATGAAGAAGCCACAACCGCGACCGGCGGTTCGCGCGACGCTGCCGATAGCGACGCGAGTGAGCGACGGCGAACTGCCGGAACACCGCCGCTGCACGCTTTGTAGCAAGCCGGACAAACCAAGCCCGGCGCGTTGCTACGCGGTGCAGCCGATGTACAACGGGATGCGCAAGCGCTACTACCGCTGCACGGTCTGTACGCACACCTACAAGGTGATCGTGCAACCACAACCCGATGTGATCCTGGCCGGTCCTGGCACATAGTTACTAGCCTAGTTACTAGCCTAGTATTCCACCATTTCGCTAACTCCCCCCAAGCCTTCTGCTTGAACCAACTAGGTTCTTGCAGAGGGCTTTTTTCATTGGCATACGACACATCGGCGGCGAATCGGCTGATCGAAGTTCGCGCATCAATCGCCAAGGCGCTGCGGGGCGAGTCGTATTCGGTGATCGGCGTCAGCCGACGCCTGCCGTCGCTCAAAGACCTGCGTGAACTTGAAAAGGAACTGATGGATGAGGTGGACCGCGAGAGCAACGGCATCTTCTCTGTCGCCGAGGTTGCGACCCCGACATGATCGGCGAGACATTCGACAAACTGATCGGCGTTCTTTCGCCCCGGCGAGGACTGGAACGCACGCTTGCGCGGCAGACGATGCTGCAAGTGCGCGGGTATGACGCTGGCAAACGCGACCGGCGCAACCGCAACTGGAAAGTGTCCAACGAATCGGGCAACGCGCCGAATCTCGGCGAGGTGCAACTGGCCCGCTGGCGGGCCTGGGAACTGTTCCGCAACAACCACATCTGCCGCAAGGCTGTGCGGACGATGACGGCGCAGGTTGTTGGCTGTGGGCAACGCGCTGAGCCGGCGGCTATGGACGCCAGCGGCGAACGCCGCGTTGCTTTCAACCAGCGCAGCAAGCAAATTTTCGATGCGTGGTCGCGGCGGGTGACGTTGGAGCCGATTGGTGCCGGGGGACGCGGTTTCGCCTCGATGCAGGCGCTGGCATTTCGAGAGTTCGCATTGAGTGGAGAGTTTCTCGTCAGGTTCGTCCGGCTGACGCGAGAGCGGGCCGACGAAATCGGTCTGGCCGTGCCGCTGGCCCTTCAGTTCATCGAAGCGGAGCGGCTCGCCGAGGACGCCACTGGGTTCGGCCGCAACGCCAAGAATGTCTTCCGCGGCATCGAATTCGACGACGACGACAACCGCGTCGCCTACCACATCTACCGCCACCATCCGAACGACCCGCGCATCACGCGGCACAAACTCGAATCGGAGCCAATCCCGGCCGACGAAATTCTCCACGTCTTCGATCCTGAGCGGATTGGCTCGCAGCGGGGGGTGACGTGGTTTGCCCCCGTGCTCAACGAAATCCGCGATACGGGCGACTACAAGCAAACCGAGATGACCGCGGCGTCGATTGCCGCCTGCGTAACGATGTGGCTTGAAACACTGTCGGGGTCAGGAGCCCCGACGCTGAATCCGAACGCCAACCAAGACACGCTCGACCTGGACGGCAACAAGATCACGACCTTTCAGCCGGGCACGTTCGTTCGCCTGCGTCCTGGCGAAAAGATGAACGGCTTCAACCCGATGCGCCCGAACACGAGCGCGGTCGAGTTTGTGAACTTCATGGTCAGAGGTATCGCCGGCGGCCTGCCAGGCGTCAAGCCATCGACGCTGACGGGGGACTACCGGCAGGCGAGTTTCTCGTCCGAGCGGGCGGCTGACAACGACGCCTGGCGCGAGACCGAGGTGGTTCAGGACTTCTTCGCCGAGAACTTTTGCCAGCCCGTCTATGAGCGTGTGCAAGAGGCGGCGGCGATGGCGGGGCTTTACGACGGCCGGATTGGCGAGATCAGGCGCAGCGACTTCCGCTGCATCTGGCACGGCCCGGTGGGGCGGTCGATTCAGCCGGACACGGATGCGAGGGCGGCGAGCCTGAGTGTGTCGAACGCGACGAGTTCTCCGCAGCTTGAGGCGGCCGGGGTCGGGACCGACTGGAAGCAGAACATTGACGAGACTGCCGAGGTCTACGAATACGCCAAATCCAAGGGGCTGCCGGAGGTTGTGTGTCTGCGCATGGCAGGGATAGACAACGCGCAGGCGGCGGCGGACCCGGACCCGGAAGGTGAAGCGGAAGAGGACGAGGCCGAAGAGAGCGAAGCCAACGGCAAGGTGAACGGACGCATGAACTTCGCGGAATTGAGGACGTAACGATGCCGCTCATCAAGTGCCAGAAAGACGGCAAGAACGGCTGGAAATGGGGCGAAGAAGGCAAGGTCTTCTTCGGCTCCAACGCCAAAGAGAAGGCGTTGAGGCAGGGCCGCGCGATCGATGGCAGCTTTGAAGGCGACGACCTACAGACGCGGGCGATGCCGCTGGAACTGTGTGGCGAACCAACCGATGGGCAGCGCAGTTTTCCGGCCGTGCTGGCGACGGAGGGCCCCGTCCTGATGCCGGATTGGCAGCGGCTTGAAATGGTGCCGGAAGTTTTGCGGATGGATGGGGTCAAACTTCCCGCTGACGGTAACTTGCCTCTGCTCAATACACACCGCCGAGACAATGTGCTTACGCAACTTGGTAGCGTGCGAAACACAAGAGTCGTCAATGGCCAGTTGGTCGGCGACATCGATTTCGCCGATACGCCCGACGGCAACCACATGCGCACGATGGTGACGCAGCGGCACGCAAGGCAGCTTTCAATCGGTTATCCGCCGGCGACCAAGCAGCACAAGCGTTTCATTTCCCCAGGCAAACGGGAAACGGTCAATGGGCGCATCTACGAAGGCCCCGTGAACGTCGTGACCGAATGGACGGCGAGAGAAGTTTCGATGGTGCCCCTGGGGGCCGATCAAGCAGCGAGGATGCGGGGCTACACGG